CCAGAAGTAGCAGTATCTTTATCTGCAGTGATTTGCCATGTTTGTTCGCCTACAGCTTTTAATTGTTCTTCTGTAGCCGCACGGCCTTTCGTTGCAAAGTCTGCAGCGTTTACAGTTGTGTTAGACAAACCAGTGATATCGTTTGTTGTACCACCAGTTACTGTTACAGTACCAGTTTTAATTGTGCCGGCTGCACCATCCATAGTAACAGCATTAGCACCTCCAGTAGTAAATGTCTTATTAACACCATCAATAATGGAGGAACCAATAGTGGCTTTACCAGCTGTGCCATCAAGAATGATTTTGTTACCACCAACACCCGTTGTAATGTTGTCTTTTGTGATAACTGTGCTGTTGCCAGCATTATCTTTAACAGTTATAGAACTAGATGTTGTTTCAGTTGTATTTGTTCCATCTGTAATACTATTACCATCTACAGTGGATTTATTAGACTTAGTACCATCTACAATTGTATTTTCATCAACAGTAAATGTATTTGTCTTAGTACCATCTTTAATCACTTGACCAGCAGCTGTCGTTTCTGTGGACTTAGTACCATCAGCTACTGTATTACCACCTGCAGTAGATGTATTTGTTTGTGTACCAGCAGTTTGCGTAATGGAATCTCCAGTAATAACTGTTGTATTACTCCCTGTACCAAGGAATGTGGCAGAGTTCATCTTCACAAGATCTTTGTTAAGGGTGAATGTAAAGTCTCGTTCATTTTG